TAGTATAAAAGTAAATCTGACACCCTCTTTCCCCCCATATTCATCTGTCGTGTGGATTTTGTAGCCCCATTATACACGCTTCGTCATTTTCTGTCAACATCAATTTCATCGTGCATCTCAATCATGCAATTAATGAACAACGTTCATCAATGCGCTGTCAGTTTGACAACGAGTAAGGCGGCCAAAAATGACCGCCATAAACAAGCACGCAACTATCTGCTCCTCATGCATCTTTACGTCTATCCTCCAAGTAATCCATCCATTTTTCCCAATTCTCATATTCTTCATCAGAAAATTTCTCTTTTAATGGGCTTAGGATATTCGCTTTCCTTAATGTCAATCGCATCCGTAGGCTCTTCCAACCAAACATGCTTTACATGATGCACTGCCCAGTCGAACACGCAGTACATGATATACCAATTCGCCACGGTAACCAGCACTGCCACAACTATAACGCCGATCACGAACCACGCAAATCCCGGAAGCCCTAGAAACATGTCAATTCCTCCATTCACCCTTCGACTTATCCCTACAACTGCATTATACAACAAGCAAGTGATAATTTTTGCGATAATTGCAATTAATGAACAACGTTCATTTATTACCGCTCACCAGACACATAATAGCGATACCTAACATAGTGCCCACTACAAGTGCAATATAATGCGACAGCATCTTAACCCTCCCATCTCAGCCAACAGTTCCAGCTCCTGTAATACCCGCCGGTCGATATCTCGTTCCCGGTCTGGTCTCCCGGCTGCCCTCCGGCCACGCCCCCGAACTCGTTGATATGCGCGCCCACGAGCATCCCGTCTCCAAGGTACAGTTCCACGTGCCCGGTACCCGCCGATATGTCGCCCTCGAACAGAACGATGTCCCCGCGCACCAAATCCGACGCTGCCGGGTTCCCGTCGTACCTCTTGAACCCAAGCCCCGTGAACACGCTGGACATGTTGTAGGTGGAGGGGGAGGGGAACGGAACGTCCCACCCGTTCTCGCGGAACGCCCAGGACACAAGGCTCGAGCAGTCGAAGTCGACCCCTCCGTCTCGCGTGGGCTGGTCGTAGCCATGGGAGTTATCGCCGGCGATCCCGACAGCCCAAAGGCACGCGCCCTCAACGCCTGATCCTCCGGGTGCCACGCTTCCCGATCCGGAGTTCAGGTTCTGAGCGCTGATCTTGGTGAACATCGTCGTCTTCGTCCAAGAGCGGCGAGTGCGGTTCAGAACGTATACGTTGTCCTCCCATGTTCCTGTGTTCTTGAATCTGTAGAAGTCTATATCGTTGAAGTATATATAGCCGTCGTTGCCTATAGTCCCAATGTAGGCGTTCTCAACGCCGCCTTTCTTAGTGGCGCTGATTATGATCACGCTCGCCATATCGATTCCTCCCGGCGGATCTATTTCCCAGTAGTTTCCGTAGTTCAACGCGAGAACGACGTTTCCAGCCCATTCCGGCTTGCATCCCGGCGTTCCAGGATTGGCATGGCTAGGATACCATTTCGAGTACTCCACGACCGATTCTATCACGCTAATCGAATTCGGCGGGTAAAGATGCCCCCATTCGCTGTAATTAGGGTCTCCCGACGATTTAACGTCTCCGATGATGCAATTCAATATCAACCCCGTGTCCAGCTGGAAATCCACGTAGTCACCGACACCTCCGAACGCTTCGGTGCATGCGATCACGTATCTTCCTTCTATAACGGCGAATCCCTCTGCATCATAGTTCTCGCCAGCATCCGCCCGAAGCTTGTACTGCAGCGAATCGGGTGCGGTGATCAACGACCACCCCATATAGGTGTAAACGCAATTTCTACCGCCCAGCTGCGGCACTATCTCCCGCGCCATCACAATCCCATCCTAACGATGGTTCCTACGTAAGCGTTCTCAACGCCGCCTTGCTTGGTAGCGTTGATGATAACAGGTTCAGCCATCAGTAATACCTTCCCAACTTCTTCATGCACTTGATGAACTGTCGTAGATGGTACTGCGCTTCTTTGCCAATTTCCGGGTCGGAAACTTCCAGCTGTTTCTTTCCAGTATCGCAAATTCGTACCTGAACCGTTGCAGTAATATACATGTCACTTTCCACCGCGTATTTAACATGCACTGTATCTACCATATCGCCATTTTTAGTAGTGATGATCATAATCCCATCCTAACTATATCCCGAAACCAGTTGTTGAGCTTCATGGACTCGTACCGCACGCACCCCATATCGTACGCCCTTTTCAAGTTAGCCAGATGGGGCGAGGATTTGAAGCCTTTGAGCAGCAGAGTGTTCGGCTCATGGTCTTCCGTCGTGGCGGCGAACACGTGGCGGCATTGGCGGTCAACGTCTTCCGACACGTAATAGCATCCGTTTCGGTTGTCGCGCCATATGCCGATAGCATCGTCGTAGTAAAGGAGCGTGAACTGGTATTCGGCATTCTTGCCCTTTCTCGCGATGAACTTCGGATTGTCGCGCAACCACTTGTTCTCGGCCGCATAGGCCGCATAGTCGCTGCCCGCTATCGCCTGGTAGAAGCGCGTGCCCTTCTTCGCTTCGATCAGCTCAGGGGGCGCTACCATCTGCGTCAGGAACTCGCCTCGCCTCCATACGTCCGTCTTGTAGGGAAGCTCCAGCTGGAAGTAGTCCATGTAGGGGTTCGCCGAGGTCACCGCGTTTCCCCAGAACATGCAGGTTACGTCGTAATCTCGAGAGCCAGGGCGGGCGATGGTCTCATAGAGTTCGAGGAACGCCGTCACCTCGTCGGGAAGGTACGTTTGGAACCCCTTGTCGATGACGAACTCGTCGAACAGGATAGTGTCCACGTTGTCCAGCGCGTCGGACTTGAGCTTGCGCGCCGTTGACAGCGCTTGCGCGTAGCCGCATATCTCCTTGTCGATATGAAGGATGTTGGATTCAGCCCAGAGCGCATGCCCCGGGAACTCCTTCTGCACGTGGTTGAACAGCCGTCCGTCCTTGCGGGTGGCAAGGTTCTTAAGCTCCTCTTCCGTGCGCCGCAGGTACATGAACCTCCGCCCAGTGCGCAGGTAGCGCTTGACGTAATGCTGCAGCCCCGTGTACGTCTTGCCCGCGCCTCGGATGCCGTAGATGAAATTGAACAGGCAGTTGTATGAAAGCGTCTTGGATATGTCCCAGTATTTTGCCACGTTCCTCCTTTGACTTGGAATGCCCGCCCTTTATCGAAGAAGCCCCTGCCATCATGGATGTCCAAGCGACAGGGGCTAAGTCAAAGGGCGCTAACCGAAAAGACTATCACAGAGGGGGCTGTTCTCCGTATGCGCCCGTGCCCGTTTCACCGGGTGCCCCACAGACGCAGAAGATAGCTTGCTTTCCGGCGCATGACCATCATACATCACTTCTCTTCGATTGTCACGCGGAATCTATCGTTCTCCAAAACCGACTGCGAAGGCGACGGGTCAGGTTGTCCCGAAGATGGGATGCCCGCGTACGCTTGCCACGCGCCGACGCTTCCGAAGAAGTGATTCACGTCCAGGTTGCCCGCGTATCCGGGCACCTGCCCGTCGGACGCGTACTGCCAGCAGCCGACGAGGCCGTCCGTCTCCGGAGGCTCGCCGGGGTCGTAGTCGAGTCCCGGGCGCAGCACGTCCGGGTAGCTCGCGATCCAGCGCATGCAGTTCGGCTCCACGCCGCCCTGGTTGAAGCGCCAGGGGTTGGCGTAGATCCACGGCCACACCCCTGTACGTTCATGAACACGGTTCACGAAAATGTTAACCCATTCAACGCTCTGGTTTTCCTCCCAATCCAGAACAGGAATCCCGCTACCAAAATAGTTTATTGTGTTATCAATAAAATAATCTGCTTCTTCGCGCGGTTCATTACATTGTCCATAGTGATAGAACCCCCATAACTTACACCCTTGAATGCTGTTTCGTATTACAGGGTCGCAAAATTCATTTACATAAGTCAGCCCTTCAGTAGCTTTTGCAATAACAAAATCAACAGGCATGTTTTGAACCTGAATATTTCCCTGCCAACTTGATACGTCAATTCCTTTTAGCATTTAACACGCCCCTCCGTTAAACAATTTTTATTTCAAAAAGTCTAGTACCATACGTGGAAATAATTAAATATTCATCAGCTATATTGGTAAGATCAACTTCAGTTGTTCCGTTTGGTAAGTTAGCAATAAAATTGGTTTGTGTTCCTTCACTAGTATTTTTAGCAGAACTTAGTTGATATGTATCAACATATTTTGAATACCCAGTTGTAAACTTAACAAAAGTTTTAGGATTTTTTACTGCTATTGCTACCCAATTTCCACTATCAGGGTTATTCAATGTTATTGCTGCACCCGTTCCGCATTGTTTAATGGTGTAGTCAGTTGTAGATGTAGTAATCTGCTTATTTGAATTTAAACCAAACACACTATCAGCAGTAAAATACCCAATATTTAACGGTGTGTTGTTTATACGGTCGTTGAGTAGATAACCGTATACCTTAATTATAGCATCATTGTTATTAAACTCAGTTAACCCAAACAAGTTATACTTGAATAGTGGGATAGTTTTATCACCCCCTATGAGATTTGCGTTAATTTCGAAATGACACGATGAAATATAATATGCACTTCCTGTTGTGTTAATAATAATTGGTGAATATGTGCTACCCCGCCCACAAAGAATATTTAATTTGAATACTGAAAAATATAACGAATTTAATTCAACTGATGACGAATCAACATACACATCAGTTATAAACACTCTAGAAGCATTGACAATCAGTGACGGTTTACCTGCAGTGCTAACACCGTAAAGGTGGCATAATGTAATTGTGTTATACTGAGCATTATGGATAATAGATGCACCTGTGCACACAAAGTTACACCCCGTAACAATGTTATCAGGTGTGTTTAATACAATACCAATACCATCAGGGTCGATAGTTTCGTTTCTAAAATTATTCCTAATATAACTATTAGATAGCACAAGCTCATGTGATTCTGTAATAGCCGTGAATATGCCATATGTGGTAAAGCGTAAGAAATAAGAATTAGTGATTGTTATACCTATATACCTATTTAATTTTATACATCCAATACCCAAATGTTGAGCATCAATAGTAACACCATCAATAACAGAGAGTGCAAAACCAGTGTTATTATAGGCGGTATAATTTTGTGACGTTTCAACCACATATTCACCAGTGAACCCACTTAACGCTTTAATACAACCGTTTGTAATTAGTGCATTTTCGCAAACCGGTAAAGTGATTGTTGATGACACACGATAAGTTAACCCCTGCATATCAACGAGTGAACCGTCACACTCGTTAAAACAGTTTTGAACAGCTTCTGTATCATCAGTTACACCGTCACCTTTAGCTCCAAAATCTACAGGGTGAAGGGTTCTATAATAATTATTAGTTAGAGTTTTAACTTCCTGACGGTACTGTTCAACTTGTGCATTGTAATTACCAGTCAATGCCCAGAAGTCTTCGTTTGCAATATCAACGCCTACCGGTACAAACTGACGAGATGTATACGAATTGCCTTCGTGAATAACAATAGTAAGCGGTTCATAGGTAGTGTTCTTGTTCCATTCCAGCGGGGTGGCAAACAGCGGGACATAACGCGCCCCCGTGTAGGTAATACCAGCTGGATTATTGCAAGGGATACCCGGCATCTTATCGCTTAGTTGTGTGGTAGTGGTTGCAATAGCATCATTAGATACAACTTGAACAGTCTTTTGAGTGGTAGCCATGTTAGTTCCCCTTTTCTTCCTTCATTTCCTTAATTGCTGATGCAACACCATCAAGCGTAGTGTCAATCTTAACAAGAGTAATTGTAAGCTCTTTAATAGTACGATCATACAAGTAAAAGATACCAACACAAGCAACGATAGGAAATCCCACGCTACTAATTACTGTGATAATTTCGTTCAAATCCATTATAATAACCTTTCTAGTTATACCAGCATGAACTAATATTAAATGACACACCTTGAAGGTATACCGTTTTGCTTGCTTCACACACCATGGTTCCATCAGGTTCAACGATCAAAATACCGTTAGCCATCGCACCAACAGAGCCCACAATGCAAGGTATAAACACTGTTGCTGGTGGACGACACCCTGCTGGTAAAGTGCCCAATAATCCAGAAGCACCAGGTGTGAAGTTACCCAAAAATTGCACATCGTTCACGCATGTAAGCATAATAGTTGCGTTTGTAGTTGTTGCTTCAGGGTCAACTTCGCATTCAAAGCGACCTTTAAAAACCGTAAAAACATTAGGATTCCCTCGTTCAACAGGCATGTTACCACCTCAAGATTAGGCAACCATAATCGGGTTTACCGTATACGGCTCCAGTGTCAAACTTAAGGAACTTCCACGTAGCAGGTACATAAGCCTGAAAATACCCATCTTTTGATAAGCCGAAACAAACAAACTTAACTGTACGTGCAACAAGATTTTCAAGATGTGCATCAATCCAGTTAATAATAGAATCAAGGTACAGATGCACGTATTCTCCGTTCTTGACGGCATCGACCTCGTTTTCCAGCGCGTCCACCTGCGCTTTCAACTGGTTGTAGAACACCATCAGATCGTTCACGTTCTGACCCTGCTTGTTCAGGTTCTCGATCACCTCGTTGAGCTTTTCGGTTACTTTCGCAAGCACCTCGTAATAGCTCAGCTCGTCGCCGTAGACGGCCGGCAGAACCATTTGCACGTAATAGCGAAACGGCGCTACATCCGGTGTGGGCTGGTTCATGCGCTCCTCCTTACCATATCGTCATGAAGCATTCGCGCAGCGCTTTGTCTTCCACTACGTCACGGTCTATATTAACGAACGTGTCTCGCCAAATCAAGAGCAGTTCGGATTCCGCTTTGTCGTGCCCGGTCTCCGTGCGCGACAGCTTGTTGTCGTAGCTGCCGCTCGAATCCGACTTGCCGGAATCGGTCGTGGAAGCGTCGGTGAAATCGGCCGTGGACGCGTAGTTTCCCGCCTTGATGTTGTCGAAGTTGAGAGCGCTCATAGGCGTGTCGCTGAAAATGTCCTGCGCGTTGCTGGTCGAAGTCGCGCTGGTGTTCGCGGCATTCGAGGCGGTGCCGGTCGCGTCTTCCGTGATCGTCCGCGTGTGGTCGATGAGGGGCTGGATCCCCTTCGCCATGATCTCCGACAAATACATCTGGTTGTAGTACGGCATGATCAAGAACATCGCGTCGCGAACGAACATGCGGAACAACCCCGCCGTTTCAGCTCCTGTCTCGTACATGAAATAGTGGCGTATGATCTTGTCGTTCAGCGTCTGCCTATACGCTTCGTCGAAGATCGGATAGTCGGCCAAGCCCAGCTTGTCGTAAGCAGCATGCCAGTTGGCCTCGATGTTCGGCAGCTTCGCATCGGCAAGCGTCTGTTCGACCAGCCAGCGAAGCTGCAAGCTGTACTTGCTCATCGGCCGTTCACCTCGATCCCGTTCTCTTCCGCGTACTCGCTTTCGTTGAACTCGCCGTCGGCGATAGCCCACTGCTCCTCTTGGCGCTTCTCCGACACGCGGAAATGAACGTCAACGTCAAGCCCGAAAATATCGTTGATCTGCTTGCACGCGAACTGCCTGGATTCGAGGCGGCAGAGCCGCTGCGCCTCCGTGCCGCCGAGGCTGGCGAGCATCTCGTCCACGATGACGCGCTCCGACTTGGACTCCGAGCTTGCGATGCCTAAGAATCCGAGCGCTTCCTTCCAGTACTTGTCCTTCAACTCGTAGAGCTGTTCGGCGACGTACGGAGACGAGTTGTCGAGGATGTCGATGGATTCGAGGTCGAAGTCCTTGTCCGTCATGATAAGGGGTTTGTACTCGTCCACCTGCGCCATCATGTTCTCGAAGCTCAGGCGCTGCTTCTGCGAGCATTTCACCACGCGCGGGGTCTTCTGCTGGTACACGTTCACATCGATCGCCCGGTCTATAGCCCACAGCTTCTTGGCGTACATGTTGAGCGCGAACCAGGTAGGCACGCGCAGGTTGGAGTTCCAGATGATCACGGAGTTCTCGATGGTGAGCGGGATGTTGACACCCATCACCGAGTAGGCGATGCGGTTCACCGGCTGCGAGTAGATGTCGAAGCTTCCCTCCAACATGCACTGCATGATCGCGTAGCCCTCCGGGCTGCGCTGGATCGGGTCGAGCGCGATATCCTCGTCATGCAGGAACACGCAGAAACCGTCGCGAAGGAGCCACCATTCGATTTGGCGCTCGTTGATGCCCTCGGGAAGGTTCTCCCATTCGAACACGCTCATCGCCAGCTCGTACAGGCGCATCTGCCAGAGGAACATCGTTTGCGAGTTCATAGCCGCGTTGTCCAGCTCGCGAGCGGATTTACGCGCGTTCTTGGGCATGTTGCCCCAGGGAAGGCCGTAGGGGGTGGTCGTGGATTGGATAGGGTTCATGCATGCCTCCTTTCTTATATTATAGCATTGCTCAAACTGTAGTTGCCCACGTCGTCCGTGTGCCAGAACGTGACTCCGGAATCGAGCAGCCTGTTGAACATCGCAAGGTAACCGGCCGGAACCGATCCGCTCATGTTCGCGGCGACGGTCTTCACGTAGTTCCATGAAGCGCGCCCCGTGATGTTCGGCGTTTTCACGACGGACACGTTGTAGCCGTACACGCTCAAAAAGTCGTCGATCTGGCGCGCTATCTCGGCTCTGCACGTGTACTTGCGAACGCCTATCGTATAGGTTCCGAAGTTCACGAGCGCGGTAGTCGAGTTAGTGCCTCCGCGCTGCGTGTTGGGAGTCTTCGATGCCTTCGAGAAGTTCGCGAAGGTGTTCGTCAGGTCTTGCGCTCCGTTGATCGTCGAGTTGATCATGCTCGCGGCAGCCCCGGCGACGTTGCCGGATGCCAAGCCCTGCATGGCTCCGCCGATGATGTTCTGCGTGGAGTCGATGAAGGAGTTCACGTAGGGCAGCTGGCTCATCGAGTTGAACGACAAGCCGAACGACGTGTCCACCTGGGACGCGCCGAGCATGTTCGCGAACGCCTGGTAAACCCAGTTGCATGTGGGGTACTTCTCCAAGTACACCGCGCCTTCGACGAACCGGTTCACGCCGTTGTAGTTCAGCGGTATGTAGGCCAGACGCGAGTTAGCGTCGCACCCGCCCGTCTTCTGCAAGCTCAGCGTTCCGGGCGTTCCGCAGAATTCGAGGCGGAACTGCTGGTCGGCTCCGGTGAAGTTGGTCACTTCAGCGTACTGGAACGGATAGCAGAACATCTTGTTGTTCTTGGGGACGTAGCCGTCGAGGCTGGTGAAGCCGAGCGCGTAGTCCTTCGTTACCTGGGGCGTGGCCGCGTTCGAGTCCACCCAGTATCCCCACCCGTCGGTCTTCTTGACGATAGTCGGGATGGCGGCGCGCGGCACCATGTAGACCTGGCTCACCGCGTCCTGCTGGCCGTTGTCGGACAACGCCTTCATAAAGCCCTTGAAGTCGTCCACGGTCAAAAACACCGACAAGCTCGTCCCGCTGGTAACGCCCATGTACTTGTCCCCGCCGTTGTTGACGTACGTTCCGTCCTTCAGCGGCTCCACGGCGCTGGCAACGACCATGTAGCAATCCATGTCCTCGTTGTCGATTACGGAGTACACGCATTTAAGCTCGCCCGGGTCGATCCCCTCGTCCTTGACGTGAGCGCCTATCGCGTCGTCGTTCACATGCTCGCGCTCCACGAAGCACGGTTTGATATCGTAGTCGAACATGTAGGTCTGCACGTAATCGAGTTCCAAGTGCAAGCGCGTCGTGTTGGCCGTCTTGTACTCTGCGCGGGTGATGAACGCGTAGAACCACTTAGTCCCGAAGTTCTCGTTCTGGAACATCACGTAGTTGTAATTGTAGTATTGCTCGGGGTTGCCGTCCACGTCGATGGCAGATTCCAGGCGCTGGTACGTGTAGGTGGATATCGTCCGCTGCGCGTCCATGAACGAGGAGATGCCCCCCATCTGGGCGTTCAGGTTCGGATACCAGCGAACGTGCTTGTAGTTCGGGTTCCACGGAACCGTCCCTATCCGAATCTCCGTGCTGGGCTGGTACATTTCTCACCTCCTTCGGAAAGGAGGGCGGGAAACGAATCCCGCCCTCGGCAGAACATAGGCTATGCGGTGACGGTGATGGTGGATTCGCCCGTCTTCGTTCCGTCCTGGATGGAGGTTGCCGTGACGGTGAGCGTCGTCGCCGTCTCGTTGGCCGCCACGTGCAGGTAGCCTCCGTTGGTGACGGTCGTTCCGGACGCAGCGCCTCCGGTCACCGTCCACTGCACGCCCTGGTTCACGATGCCGGTTCCCACGACCTCGGCCGACAGCTGCAGATCCGCTCCCTTGGAAAGGGTGGCCGTTGCGGGGGTCACCGTCACGCTCGTGATGGTCGGGGCGGTCGGGGTGAAGGCGGCCGCCTGGCCGAACGGCGAGCAGCTGATGGTCTTCCACACATGGTGCCAATGGTTCCAGTACAAACCTTCGCCGTTGAACCACTGCGCGGACTCCACGTAGTTGTCAAGCACCATCCACCAATCGCGGGACACCAGCACCGCCGGCACGGTCTCGAGCAGCGCGATCTCCTCTTGCGTGAAGCGATGGTAGTTGGGGTCGAGCTGGCCGGTGGCCGGGTCGGTGAAGAGCTTGTCCATGCGAGCCCAGTCGAAGTCGGTGAACGTGTCGACCGTGATCATGCGCGCCTGGAACTCGCGGTACTCCAAGTTGAACGCGGTGGCCAGCACGTTCATGTTCATGGTGGCCTTGAACTTGGCCGTCACGATGAAGTACTGGTCTTCGAAGTCGGTATGGGTCGTTACACCGGCCATGTTGTACTTCGTGGACTGGTACTGGAACAGATCGGACATGTACTGGAACTGCGTGGCGATGTCGATCGCGTTGTCCTTGCTGATAGCGGGAATCTCCACCGATCCGATGTAGCCGTTGAGTAGGCACTTGGCGAGGAAGTAGCGCATGACGTAGTACTCGTCCGTGTTCGCGCTGGTATAGAGCGATTCGATGATGCGCGCGATCAGGTCGCTAACGCCCGTCCAGGAAAGGAACGCCTGGCGCAGCTGCTGGGAGGAGACGGTCGTCTTGTAGAACTTCTGGAAGTTCATGCGGTGGAAGGCGGCGCGCACGTCGGGCAGCTCGCGCTTGGCGAACGTGTCCTCCGCGCCCTCCGGGTAGAAGCCGTGAACGTCGGCGAGGTTGACGAAGATCTCCTCGATGGTATCGCCGAACTCGAGGTACCCGCGCTTGAACACCGCCCAGGGGTTGCGGTACAGCTTGGAGGTCACGATGGTCAGCCCGATGCGGTTCACGAGCGCGTTCAGGAACGCGTTTCGCGCGGGCTGGTAGCTCGTCAGGTACTCGCCGATGGCATGGATCTCGTCGGTGGTTCCGGCAAGCTCCACGTAGGCGCGGTTGTTCGAGTCGTAAGTCGCCGGGATGCCGCGAGCTGCGAGCGCGGACGCTACCTCCGGAGTCTCGTTGATCGTCGCCTCCACCGCCTTCTGCGCGGCGGTCTCGCGAGCTGCCGTGTCCCCCGCCTTCATGACGATCGGCGAATCGGCGGCTTTCATGTTAGGTTGCTTCACTGCCATAATATCTCCTTAATCCCAAATCTCGTCGGCCGAGCGGATCGGCTCGCGCCGAGCTTCCTCGCCTACCTCGTTCGCATGGAGCAGCGTCTGGCCTTCGACGGCGAAGAACCGGTCGGCGTACCTGCGGCGCGATTCGTCGCGCTCCTCGCGGTAGCGGTCGCGCTCGGCGATCGCCTCGTCGCGCTCCGCGTTCAGGCGGTCGCGCTCCGCGTCCCACTCCTCGCGCTCGTTTCGCCAGCCCTCGCGCTCGTCCCAGCGGTCGTCGAGTTCCGCCGCGTCCTCGTCGATTCGCGCGGCCATCTCGAGCCGCTTGTCCTCGTCCGGCTCCATGGCCAGCTCGCGCAAGCTCGGTTGGTACCTGCTCATAAGCCTGTCTCCTTTCTGATGACAAAATCGCCTTCGTATAGTATAATACCGCCTTTTACGGTCTTGGAATAGAGTTTTCCCGGAAATTTCGCGCCGACATGGAAATTATCCCATGTGACGTGAGGATGGCACGATTCGGGAAGCCCCGCGCAATGCACGGTGAGCTTGCCGCCGTCGTCCTCGATGTAGGTCTTCGGGCGCAGGAACCTGGCGCGCTGAAACGTGCTTTCGAGCTTCCACGCGCCCAATCTGTAATCGTCCACGTCGAGCTCTTCGGGCACCTCGGTGCCGGCCAGATGGAGCGAATCGGTGTCGGCGTAAAGGAAACGATCCTTCACCTTCTGCGCGCTCCGTATCGTCTTGTTCCTCGCCCAGGCCGTGATGAAAGCCCCGGCCGGCAGGTACATGCCGTCGGTGGCTTCCGGGTCGAGCAGAGGGTAGCGCACTATGCCGTCCTCGCACATGACCGGCCGGCGGCTCCGTTTGACCGGATGCGTCGCCATCTTCCCGTACGAGGAGTTCATCTTGAGCTTCGCCATGTAGCGCTTGCCGGCGTTGCCCTCCTCGGCCGCATGCACCTTCTCCTCGTTGGCCGCCATGATGAAATCGTAGAAGAGCTTGTTCGATGCCTTGAACTTCCAGCCTTTTCCGTAGCGGATGGAATAGATGTCGTAGTGGTCGCGCAGAAGCGCCAAGTCGACGCTTGTCAACACCAGCGTCTGCTCTCCCTTCGAATCCGCTATGTACTCCGTCGGCATGAAGCTCAAATTGCCTTTCAACTGCAAGCATGGGATGAAACCGGGCTTGAGCTTGAAATCCGCCGTCACCGTCTGAATGTACAGGGGATATCGCGGGTCAGGCTCGTATTCCCCTTCGAAAAGAACCGGATCGCCGTACGGCAGGATCTCGCCTCCGACTCCGGCCATGACGGACGGGTACAGGCTGTTCACGTCCAGGACGATCCCCTCGCCGATGTCGCGTCCTTTGAATTCGGGGTTGACGTAGGTGAATCCTCCCTTGTAGCAGGGGCGGATCTCAGCGTCGTAGTCGCACACTGGAAACGTCCGTCTGAATCCCTTCTCGCCGCCTATCGTCTTCTTGTACTCGGCGATGGCGTTCGATCCCGCCGTGATCCTGGTCGCGCCCTGGTCGATCAGCTCGCCCAAGGCTCGCGCGACGATCCTCACGTCGGCCGATATGTAATCGATCTCCTCTTGCGTCAGAGCATGGTCGATGTCGCGATGCTCCGCATAGTCTATCTCGAGCTTCGCGTCCTCTTCCTCGAAGCCGAAGGCCTTTGGTATTTTGGCGACCGGCAAGCTGATGATCTTCAACGAATCGCAGAATTCGATGCAATGCCCTCTGCCGAAATATAGCTTGATGGTGTAGAACTGGTTCATGTCGCTGATCAGCGTCGTGAACCGGTAGGGCGCTTGCTCTCCGTGGCTGGGGATCCATTCCCATCCCGCTGCAAGCAGATGCGATATTATGAACTTCCCGTCGAATTTCAGGTTGTGGAAGTAAACGCGAGCGTCAGGGGCGCGCTCGCACCATTCCATGAACCCTTCGATGGAAGTTCCGGTCGTTATATCGTAGGTTTTCAAGGTGCAAGCAGCCCACGCCCAAACTCGCGTTCGGGTCAGGTCGTCTGCCGTCGTTTCGAAATCGGCCGTGAAGTACCGCATATCATAGCTCAGCCCATCTGTCGAGGATGTAGCCCATCTTGTCGGCGCGGTCTTCCGGCGCGTAGATGTACTCGATGTTCAGAAGCTCGTCTCCGGACTCGAAGAACTCCATGAGCTTGCCCGCGTTGGACTTCATCATGGATTCGATCTTCCTCGCGATCTGCGCTATAGCCGCATCGAACTCGGAGTAGCCGCCGAACACCGTGTCGAGGCCTTTGATATAGTTCTTGTAGTACCTGTTCAGCCTTTCGTAGGAACTCGTGGCGCTCAGCTCCTCGTAACGCTTGATGAAACGCTTGAGGGCGATGGGAGAGAAGTCTCGCGCGGTGCGCTTGTCGGGAAGGAGGTTGTTCTGCTGCAACGTTCCCATGCGTCCCAGGGTCTGGCCGTAGTCGATCCCCAGCTTCTTGCGCCGCAGCGACTTGCGCCGCTCGTTGACGGCTTTCGCGATCTGGAACTCCCGCACTTCGTAGCGCGTGGCAATGCCTCCCTCTCCGACGTTCGTCAAGTCCAAGGCTCCTTTGCGCGTGGCGCGCAGCAAGCGCGCGACCGTGTTGTTAAGCACGCGCGCGCTCTTGATCTCGGCTTTGACTTCCTTGTAGCTTACCGGCTCGGGCATGAACCGGGCGTTGGCGGGATTCGCCCGCATAGCCCGTCGAATGGCGTTGTTGTACTTTCGGACTGCGGAGTTGAGGCGCGAACGCTGGCTTTCAGTCCATTTAATCTTAGGTTCTCTCTGCATGTCAGCTCCTCACCGTTTTCCAATCTGACGTAGCACCCCCTGGTCTCCACCGTGAAGTACAGTTGGAACGCGGCGACCAGCTGCATGTTGACGTAGAAGTGGAAACGCTTTTCCATGCTGTCGTCCAGCCATTGCGTTCTGACGCAGATCTTGTCCATGAAACTGGAAAGATGCTTCCTAGACGAGAAGAAGAACGTACAATCGCCGTACATGAAAGAGTAAGGCGATTCCTTCAGCTCGTAGAAAACGCCGTTTTTCGAAGGCATGGCGCACCTCCTTTCAATAACGATATTTGATATGCTTGGAAACCGTTTTCAGCGCTTGCGAATGCATGACGAAGACGAGTCCGATATAATCGTCTATGACGTAGCGGCGCACAAGCTCGCGCAGGTCGTTTATGTCGTCCCGCTTCATATCGAACTTGTCGTCCTTGGTGAACATGTATTCGATGCGCCCGTTATGATGGCGCTTGAAAACGGCCACGCCTTGCGGGACGACGGCATGCGCCCATAGCTCTTTCTTCAACACCCTGTTCGACGAGTCCGCTACGAACTGCTCCATCAAATCCTTGTCTGCAAGCGACAACATGGCTTCCTCCTGAAAAAGGCCGCACGCTGGGTGCGGCCTGTGATTGCGAACTTTAAGCGACTTCGAGGGTGAGCATCGTGCCGCGCTTAACCTTCACCTGCTTGACGACCACGTTGATAGGCTCCTCGTAGGTTGGCGCGCCGTAGACGGCGAACATCTTCTTGAGCGAACCCCACACGCCGTTCGACACGCACTGGTAGCTCTCGCCCTTGTCGTCGATGAGGACGATGCGCGGGGCTTGCTCCACGGTGCCGTCCTCGTCTGCGATTTCGATGATCTCGACGAACAGGTCTTTCAGCGCGATCTGCTTGTTGATGAAGTCGTCGATCTTGTGCGTCGGGTTGTTGGACGCGTTGTAGATCAGCTTCTTGGCATCCGCTCCAAGCTCGGGGTTCACCGAGCAGAACGTGTTGTCCTCGGGCTTGGCAAGCTCGGCGATGGCGTACGTGCGGGCAGGCGCGAGGTCGTTGACGGGCATTTCCTCGGCGATGGCGATGTCTTTGTTCTCAGTCATGGTTTTCTCCTTCTAGTCTATTAGTTTAAGCGTCGATGACGGTAGCGTTTTCGAGGAACGTTTCCACGGGCATGGAATAGGTCTTCTCCTCGCCTTCGACCCACTTGATCGTGCAGCCCTTGGGCAGCGCCACGCCGGCATCGCGGAAGGCGGTACGGGCTTTGCGGGCGTTCATGTTGGTGTCCAGCACGACGTACTGGGCGACAGCGCGCACGCTCGGGGGCGTGGAATCGTCAAGCTCGTAGGCGGTCAGCTCGAAACGCTTGAAAGTGCGGGTGATAGCAGCCATAATGTAATCTCCTTTGATCGGCCGGCTTGCTTTGACGATATCCATTATACGCCCGTGAAAAGCGAAAAGACCGAAATTCGGTCTTTTCATAGAATCTTCACAAATCAAATTTTTATTTATGCCTTTTGATCACGTAAGCCATTCCGATTGCGTATGCTAGAATAGCGAATAGAGTTTCCGGGTTCATAGTCACCCTACTTTCTTCATGGAGACGAAAACGTAAGACGGATGAGAATCCATGAATTGAAGATACTCGCATGCTGCTTTGATCGTGTCACAGTGCATATGCTTCAACTCGTAAACTTTGGTATCTTTGTTGCGCTGGTAATATTTGATTACGTAGAACATGGCAGGCTCCTTTGACTTGTTTAACTGACACTTACAATATAACAGCCGCCTTACTCGTTGTCAAACTGACAGCGCATTGATGAACGTTGTTCATTAATTGCATGATTGAGATGCACGATGAAATTGATGTTGACAGAAAATGACGAAGCGTGTATAATGGGGCTACAAAATCCACACGACAGATGAATATGGGGGGAAAGAGGGTGTCAGATTTACTTTTATACTA